AATATATTATTATGTTTTGTCATATAATATATTTATAAGATTTTTTCGTTTCCATGTTTTTTACTTATTATTTATAATTTATATGGAGTTTAAGAGGAGTTTCCAGAAAAAGCAGTGAAACTATTTCCAAAAAAGGATTCATGAAATGGCTCTACATACCCTGAATTGCCTTGTGAATTTCCTTGAGAGTTTATTGTATTTGAGTTTTTACCTCTTTTTAAAGTATTCTCAATGCCTAAAACATCAAACCCTTCTACTGAATTACCAGAAGCATCCTTCGCCTTTTTAGCAACTGCTAATTTTGCAGGGGTTGGTTTACCAGAACCAGTCGCATTTCCGGATGCATCTTGTGGTGCATTTCCTGAAGCATCTCCGGTAAAGCCTTCCATGTAATAATCTCTTTTTTTGCTATTCATAAAAATAATAATCATTAAAACCAAAACAACTCCTAGGATTTTGTTTAAATAACTTGCAATTATTAATAGAACAATTAGTATCATTCTTCCTAAAACTGTATCAATGAAAAAATCAAATAATCTTGTTTGACTTGCGAATAAAAAAAACAACAATAATAAAGCACCCCCTATATTGTTTTGACTAAATATCTTAGATTTCATGTTGTATATAAATATTATATATAATTATTTCTACGATAATTTCAATAAATATCTACAGTTTATTAAAAATAAATCAAAATAATCAAAATAACCAAAATAACCAAAATAACCAAAATAACCAAAATAATCAAAATAATCAAAAAATAGTTGGTTTAACATTTTCAGTCCAATAATTAAATTATTATCTTATTTTTTATTAAGAATGTCTTTAGCAATTTATGCAGCACCATTTGATGAAGAAATAAATGATAATAATATTATAAATAAAAAAAGACAAACACATAATAAAACACAAAAAAGATATAATAAGGAAGAATTTAATACAGAAAAAGTAAATAACGTTTTACAATCCATTCATGATAATTCTAATGCTGATGAACAGGATAATATGCTAGGAAATTTTGAGCCTCCACCCAAACCGCAATCTGTCGGAGTAGAAAAAACAATTACTACAGAACAATTCAATAATAAGAATCCTCATGGGAACCATCATAATCCTACACTTCAAACAATGGGAAAAGCGCCTGAACCCAATAAAGAATATAATGAAGAATTAGAGTTAAATAACTTCAATACAAATTACGGAGACAATAAAAGTGCCGAAGAATACTATAAAAAGTTTGTTCCTCATTATCAAGGGAATCCTCATTTACGAAATCCAACAAATAGACCTTATTATACCAATACACAGAATAATGCAATATTTAATGAATCTTCTGAAAATAGCCAAGACCTGTTACTACAAAAATTAAATTATATGATAAATTTATTAGAAGAAAAACAAGATGAAAAAACAAATAATGTGACGGAAGAAATTGTCCTCTATTCCTTTTTAGGAATTTTTATTATATTTATTGTGGACTCTTTTGCTAGAATTGGAAAATATGTCAGATGATTATGATGTATCTAATGAGCGAAAGAGAGAACAAGATAAAGACCTGAATAAATAAATATAATAAACAGATTTAAAAAAATGGCTATAATAGTAACTATAATAAATTATAATATATGACAACAAAATACATGATAGTTCACTGCAAGCATGAAGGATGCTTTGAGAATTGTATTAAAATAGACCAAGAGCATTGCGCACAAATCACACAGGTTACGATAAATATTCCCAAGGTGTTTATATTTTATGACCGAGAAGAGGCCAATCTTTTTTTTAATGAATATATTAATGATGTAGATGTAATTGACCCAAGATGTAAAAAGGGAAATGATGTTGACCATTGTCAAGTTTGTACATGCGGAATTGTTGACTTTGACGAGGAAGGAAATACGGTGCTTTTTTATAATAAACTCAACCAGATTTTCCTTTTGGAAAATACCGCACAAACATTTACTTCTTCTGCTAGCGTGAATCACGATGTACATAATATGAACCTTACTAATAAGTTTATTGCAAGTAAATGTAGAAAATTGTCTAGAGAGCAAAAGGAAAGATATGTTGAATTGGGAAAATTATGCGAAGAAAACATGGATAATTAGATACAACAACTGTATTCGTTTACTTTAGAATTATATTTTTTGTATTTTATAATTTATAAGGTTATTATATAAATGTCTACGAGTACTAGCGACACTATTACCTTTCAAAGCACTAGTGCTGCTACCAATAGTGATGCTAGTCTTAATTTTAGTACTTTTACCGATACCTCAGGTAACAATTTTTCTTATGTATGTACCTACAATTTTATTTCCTATACTGTGGAACTATATGTGAATCCATCCATTAGTGGTGATACATATACAACTCCAATTAATTCTGAAATTATGAATTCTACAAATAAGAGTTCTATTACATCTACATATACGTATACTAGTTCTTCAATTACACTTAGTAGTTTAACCATAATGGGTGTTACTTATAGTGACATAAGTCTTGTCGTTAATGATAATACATATACATTTACGCAAGATAGCGATACATCCACTATTACATATGACAACGAAACGGGTTCTCTAACATATTCTGGAACTATAAATCAATTTGCTTTATTAATGTTTGGATATGTTGCAATTCTAACAGGAATATATGATAAGACTACTGATGTATTATGTCCTCCAGGCAGTATGTGTCAAACAGTTGCATTAAATATGTTGGGTTTTTAATTGTGTTAATATTGTAAAATAGATTTATATTCATTTATTTTACAATGTTATTTTCTGTATTTTATAGTTTATGAGGGTAATATATAATTAGAATGCATATTCTCTTCACCTTTAATAGCTATACAACCGCTTCCATTTACAATGATCATACAGGACCAACAGGTTCTACATGCTCTACAGGGCCAACAGGTTCTACAGGTCCACCATGCTCTACAGGTCCAACATGCTCTACCGGACCAACAGGTCCAACAGGTCCAACATGCTCTACCGGACCAACAGGTCCACCATGTTCTACCGGACCAACAGGTCCACCATGTTCTACCGGACCAACAGGTCCACCATGTTCTACCGGACCAACAGGATCACCATGCTCTACAGGACCAACAGGTTCTACATGCTCTACAGGTCCAACAGGTTCTACAGGTCCACCATGTTCTACCGGACCAACAGGATCACCATGTTCTACCGGACCAACAGGTCCACCATGCTCTACAGGTCCAACAGGACAACCATGTTCTACAGGTCCAACAGGACAATCATGCTCTACAGGACCAACCGGTTCTACAGGACCGCCATGTTCTACAGGATCAACCGGTTCTAAAGGGGAAACAGGAATGATATTATATATTAATAATAAATCATATACAACAACAAAAAAATCAAATCCAACAAAATATTCTGCTAATTATACATCTACTTTCAATAATTCTAGTGTCGGAAATTCAATTTTCATAAATAATACATTTACTTTAAACTCTGACAATAGTTATAGTATTAATACTACGGACCCTTATAATAATATTACATCTACATACATATATATTAGTAGTTCTACTGTTAAATTTAATAACTTATCAATAAATAATGTTTATTATGATAAAATATATGTTGACATTAGTGACAATACATATACATTTACTCAACCCAATGCAGCTTTAAAAAGTAGTATTGTATATACTACTATTCAAGAACCTTCTGAAATGGGACAGTTAACAATTTCAGGTGATATAAATTCATTTGCTTTGTTGACATTTGGATACATAGCAATGTTAACAGGATTAATTAATAATACTAATAGTACCATAGGTAAAGCCAGTTCTTTGTGTCAATCTGGGGCACTTAGTATGATAAATACTGGAACATAATTAATTAATAATAAACACTTTTTTTGACTGAAATGTAGGATAGGCAAAATTATAGAAAAAATAGGCAGTTGGACTGACAATACAAGGATTCGTTTTTATCTTTATATTTTCAATAATAATATGATTATGCGATATATTTTCTATGGAGGCAAACCCAAAATAGTATTTTTCAGCCGTTTTCCAAAAACTTATTTTGAATCCTTGGACAAATAGGGTTTCTTCTGCGGATTCATTAATAGATGCAAAACAATTCAATATTTCCATCCCAGATTTAATAAAAGAACACGTTTTCCTATAAAAATAGGCACATAAAATAACATCTTCTGCCATGATTACATAAATAAATATATTCTTTGTTTTTAGTAATTCCATTATATTTGTGATTTCAGGATAAATTAGAACATCAAAGTTCTCTCTATTTCTTTTAATAAAATCATATAAATAATGAAAATTGGGTGGCGTGATTTCCAATAATGTAAATATGGGCGACAACTCTGATGGTTTATTCCATGTTGTTACCTGAAACCCATAGGTAGAATAAACACATAAAGGAACTATTCCGGTGAGGTCTTCTTCTCTCTTGAATAGATTTACGTGGATGGATTTATGAATGTGTCTTTGGTTATAATAATGTGTTTGTATCATTTGGGGAGCAATGCCTTTTTTTCGGTAATGTTTGTCTACACATAAATAATCTACATAATAAGCCATAAATTCGGTTGACTCTTTTGGTTTCTCATAGGAATTATATTTTTGGTTGTAATATTTATCAAATTTATTTATAGTGATATGAATAGGACGTGAGGTCATTACACTAATTAATTTTTTATCTTTTATATGAGTATTTTGTTTCGCGTCATGGAGTAAATAATCTTCATAATAAAAAGTAAACAAACTTTGGATATTATGCCCAATAAAATATGGAACTACATTTTCTTTTTTAGGTACAAATACATTTTGTCCATTTTGCAAATAATGACCACGAATTAATTGGATAAATTTATTTATTTCAAATGAATCCAATTTTTGATAAGGAATCGTTTGAATATTCTTAAGATTTGTATATTTGTTTTTTTCAGGCAACTCTGTATTAATAATACCCGGAGGAAACAGTCCATATCCCAGATCATATACATGAAACACTGGCTGAATAGACCAAAATGGGAATTTTATTTTTATGTAACAAATGATTATAAAAATAATTAGAATAATACATAATAAAATATAGGGTATATAAGGTATATAATCTGTATATAACATATGATATAATGACTAGATGAAAAAAGTATTCTATTTTAACTAATTTAATCAAGGTTTCATCAATATATACAGGTATTGGTGTTCATATCCACAAGCTAATAAATCAATTTGTCCTTTAAGAATAAAACCAGCATCTCGCGCACGATTCAGAATTTCGGTTTCGTCTTCCATATATAATTTGTGTTCATGTTTTCTCACTTTTCCATCATCAAATTGAAATTTTTCATGGAATCGTGCAATAGAAGTATCACTGTTTAGGTCAAAATTAGAACTATAATCAAAACGGTCAAATTTTATTTTTGTTTTAGTAATTCGTTCCTTTGCATATTTTTGTGGAGAGACAACATACAACGGATTTCCAGGAGGTAAAATAGGATCAAATTTATCTTTGTTGACTAGATGAATAATTAAATGTCCTCCTGGCATTAACCAATCTATGCAATTATAGAAAAACTTTTGTTTGTCTTCAAAGTAATAAATAGTAAAATACAAGCATAAAATATGGGTAAATAAATTGGGGTTAAAGGTATTTTCTACCATAGCATCTCCAATTTTAAAATTCAATTGAGGGTATCTTTCTTCCGCTTTTGCAATCATTGCGGGTGAGATATCTAAACCGGTTACATTCATGTCGGATTCGCTGAATTTGGCTAGGTGATTCCCCGTTCCACATCCAATATCCAATATAATACTTTGACTATTTGCATTTGTATTATTTACAATTTGACCAACCTCATAATCATTTTTTAAAGTATTATACATCAATGAGTCGTATATTTCAGCATAAAATTCATCATATATGGTAGTACCTTTTTTAAATAAAAAAGCGTCATTTTGTTCATATCCTTCTTTTCGTGGCATTTTTACAGAATTAAATATCGCTATAAGTATGAGCAGTAAACTTACAAATATTAATACTTTTCCACAAGTGGATGTATGTTTATAAAAATTCATCAATGATTTCATGGAGTATTGCATTTTTATCTATATGTATTGTTGGTATTTTTTTTCTATAAATTTCTATTATATGAGTGAAATAGAAATAATTGAAATAAATGATAAAAGAGAAGCCAAAGATTTTAAAGGGGTTAGTTTTTCCAAATTTAAAAAAACAGATGTTATTAAAGAATTACTAAATAGTTTGATTCAATCCAAAATAGAGCCATCTTGTTATTGGAGTGCAGAACTAATATGCGCGGGTCATTATGCCGGGTTATGGGAAGTCATTTTATTTTTTTACAGCAAATATATACATTTAGGAAATCCTAAATTGTCTATTTATATTGAGTTAAGAATGAATCATTTCAAAACAATTGTTAATAATGGATATGTAAATAATGAATTAAGAATGAGAAATAATGCCAAAATCCGTAAATTGTTTTGCGAATTAATATGTGTATTATGCTATGCGAAAAAAAAACATAGTTTTGGCAATATCAAAATACAAAAAGAAGATTATGATATGACCCACATGACAGACCGATTTAAAGCACCAAATATTCGTTATGGGGAAGCTGTATTCAAGCCCGATGACCCGAAAGAATTATTTATTGCAGTTAATGAATTAGCATACCATATTTCTCCCGACGGAAAAAATGTAATTAGTGCGTGTTATTGGATAGAATGGATAATGGAGTTTGGAAGCATTTGTAAAAGAAAAAAAGAGAAATGCCGAATAGAGAGAAGAGAAACTATTCCAGTAGAGCCTAAATATCAAATGGAACTCATTTGGATAGTATGGGACCTTTTTTTACAAGAATCTGCAAAAAATAATAGTATGATTCAAAAAATTATAAAATCGTTGTTGTTTTTGTTTACACTGCGTTATAAGGCAGGATATGAAAAGAAACGAAAATATATATTATATTTTGCAGTTTCTTTATTGTGTGAAAATATTAATACTCAAGAAGAAATTATTAAAGAAGAGCATAAAGATAAGATTTTAAATGTGATTAAAAAAATAGATTCTATTTATAGCCAGATTAAAAAAAATGAAGAATCTACTGGGACCGACTATTTATTCAAAAATATTAAATCCGAAAATTTGGAAAAGACCATTGAAAAATTGGAGAAGATGAATTCGTTTGGAGAGACATTTATCCCGCGAAATTAACATTTTAATTGCGGTGTAGTAGATATATAGTAAAATCTCCATACGATATTGACTGGTTATGGGATAATGATTATATAAATAATATATTCGCTGATTGTGTATAATGGACGTTTGAAATGAGAAAAGGTGTAAAAAGTGTAATTATGTTAATTTTTTAATTTACTAGTTTACAAATTTAAATTATAATTTATATTTTATGAGGTGTTATGTAGCAACAAAAATATATTTTTTATAATATAAATATATAATGTTTAGAAAAACAAAAACACAAAAAAGAGGAGGAAAATATAAAAATACACGTAAAAATATGTCGTATAATACTTTTCCAGAAAAAATAACTATACGATTTTTAGAAATGTTACTTATGATAAAATTATATCATTGGAAAACACATAGTTATGCTACGCATAAAGCAACAGATGAATTGTATAGTTCTTTAAATGAAAATATGGATAAGTTTATTGAAGTGCTTTTAGGAAAGACGAATTCCAGACTAGATTTGATGAAACACAAAAGTATTCATTTGATTGATTTAAACAATCATTCTGTATTAATTACCAAAATAAAATCATTTAAAAATGAGTTGGTTGACTTGGATAAAACCCCATTTATGAAGAGTATGGAAAACACCGATTTATTTAATATACGTGATGAAATACTAGGAAATTTAAACCAATTTTTATATTTGTTAACATTCAAATAAATACATTTATTTGTTGTAATTTACATTTACAATAAAAATTTAATTTATACATTTTTATTATAATGGATAATATAAATTCAATTACAGAATCTATTCAATCACCATCATCTTCTATAACTGAATCCTCATCATCTGGAGGATTTTTAGAAGGGTTAAAACAAGTAGACATGACTACCTGGTTAATTATATTTTTAATTTTTACCTTTTTAGGATTTAATATTTTTGTCTATTTAGCAAAAGGGACTGATTATTTAGCAAAAGTATCTGAAAATATAAGCAACGCAATAAAACCTATTACTGATGTAGCTGTTTCTTTATTTGGAGAAGTTACCGGAGATGTAGTAGACGTTACCGTTTCAGGAACACAAAAAATAGTCAACGCTAGTGTAACTGAAATTAATAAAGGATTGGATTCTGTTTCACAAAAAGGCGAACAAAGCCCTGCTCCAGCTAGTGCGCCCTCTTCTGTTAAGGGACAAGATGTTGCAAAGGCACCTGCAGTTAAGGCAAACGCATTAAATAGTGCATTAGATACATCTGCTTCAAAGCAACAAAGCTCTCCGCCTACATATCAAGCAGATGATTCAAATAGTAAAATTCAAACAGGCGGAAATAAATCTGGATGGTGTTATATAGGCGAAGACCGCGGATTTCGTACTTGTGCACAAGTAGGTGTTAATGATACCTGTATGTCAGGAGATATATTTCCAAGTCAAGAAATATGTGTGAACCCCAATTTGAGGGCTTGAAATGATGCTAAATACTAAATAATAAATAATAATCTAATTGGTTGCAGGGATTGCATTTGCGCTTACAAATGCCTTATAATTTTGAGGCCATTTATTGGAACTATTATTCATAGTATATTTTTGTCTAGGATACCATGTATTTATAGCTGGATTCCAACATAATGACATATTTCCTGGAACATTTGAATCACTTGCAGGATAACAACGTCTAGTTCCACTTTTTGCAATAGGTTCATTTGTACAAGGATTTGCCAAGATATTACAAACCAAATTCCCGCCATCTTTTATAGTGGTCGTTGTGCACCCAAATGGGTCTACTGCGCCTGGTGCATCTACTTCTATATAATTAACGCGTAATAAACTTCCAGTATTTGGATTAGAATAAGTCTCTGATTGCGTTGCCCATGTTTTAGTGCGGTTTGTCCATTGCCCTTTTGCAATCTGTGAATATCTTTGATTTTTAGTTAGCGAACTACTATTTTTTTTATATTGAAGAATATTTCCTTTTGCAATCATTTGTGCATCAAAATAATATTGACCTACTGGGATTTGTTCATTGGTTAAAGGGCTTGTAACAAACCCGGAACTATTTTGACTTGTAGAGCTAGAACAAACATTTTGTACTCTACTCCAAGCTCTTGGAGGTTGAGGATTATATCCAGGTCCTAAACACGACATGATAGTATAAAGCAATTATATAATAATTATATAATAATATTTATTTAGTTCATGTAATATTATTATATTTGGGTTGTGAATAATCGCGTACCTTATTTGCCCATTTTATGAGGCGCCATCATTGGATTGTACCCGTCTCCTGCGCCATAAAAGTACCATCTTAAAGACAAATAATCAGTTGGTTTAGTAGTAGATAAACTTGAATTTATTAATGTTGTATTTGGTCCAGTTGATGCAAGGTGTTGAATTGCAGCTGTACCTAATGCATAATTGTAATACCACAAATTGGAAATATTTCCACTAAATCCACCATTCATAGCAACATATACATCTCCATAATTTTGTTTTGGTACACCCGATAATTGTAAACTTCTTGCAATAGTACCATTTATATACACATCTAATGTAGTATTTTCACAACGAATAATTACATTTACCCAAAGATTCACCGGAATATCCGGAATAATAATTTCTTGATTAATTACTTTATACGTATTCATCATAACAACTAAAGAATTGGAATTAGGCATGATATAAAGTCCAGGTGCATTATTAGGAAAGTTACGTCCATCCGGAGCAATATTATTATTCCCTTTATAAAAAATACATTTATATTGGTCATATGGTTTTAAATCTGTTATATAAATCCACACAGACCACGTAAATTCAATACCATCATTCGCATTTTTAGATCTATAAACAGTTACGGCTGAATTAGAACTCGGGTCTTGAGTAAATGTAATGGCTTGGGTAGCATCTACCATTCCATTTATTAAATGAGGAGATTCATTAGGCGATGTCAACCATTTAATAAGTATTAAACCCATTCTAAATAAAATAACAAATACAACTAATATTAATAATATAAAAGCAAATTTCGCGACTAAACTATTTGATTCTAAAAAATCCATTGTAGGTGAAGCTCCTTTATTAGTTGATGTTGAAAATGAATTTGAATTGTTGCTCATTTATCTATATATAAGAAATAAGAAAAGAAATTTATAATGTTACAGTACCTTGAGTTGTTCCATTTGCCACAACCGAGAGTTGTAATTGATAATTAGATAATCCTCCTGCTCCAGGACCTTTGGTGTAAATATTCCAGGCTTGTTGAGGATTTATAGAATTGGGGAAATATTGTAAATTAGATGTCCATCCATCAAAACCTCCTTTAGGGGTAACAATGACACTTGCATTGTTATTTACATTTGCTATACCAGGTAATAAACATGTTTTTACTAATTTACCATCAATGTAAAGATCCATTGTTCTTCCATATACACTAATCTGTAAATTTACCCATTTTTGAATAGGAATATTACTGATACCACAAGTATGAACAACTGTTTTTCCTCCTGGTCTTGTTGGTTCCTCATTTGCTCCTGGATAACAACCTAAAGCAACCATCAGATTGTTTTCAACTGCTCCTAAAATAACAGTTGGACAAGGGTCCGCTCCACTTATTCCAGAAACGTCTCCTGCCGATGCATCACTTAAAGCGCCCATTCTTCCAAAGATAACTTTATGTTCGCCGTAACGATAATTCCAATCATTTATGTAAAACCATATAGAATAAGCAAAATTGCTGGAAGGAACACCTGAACTGTTTTCTGCTAAACTGCTTGCGGCAATTGTAGATGATGTTTCACCATTTTGAATTCCTTGTAATATAGAAGGGTCATAAAGCATATATCGCACTAACATAATTATTAAGACAATGATGAAAACTATTATAACAATACTTAACACATTCATTTAGTATATATTATAGATTTAGAAATTTTCTAGATATATAATTAATTTAATTCACATATATCATAAATTATGCATTATTCCTTTTAATTTATTACAGGTATTTTTTTATCTTTTACAGAATTGTATAAGTAATATGTATTCACGGAAGTCAATGGCTTTTTGAAATAAATCAAATTACATACACCCGCTTGAATTCCATTATTTGTTCCTACCGATAAAGTGTCTAAAGACATATAAGGAACCATACCTTTTATAGATTTTACTAAATTGTTATTGTAAAAAATATCTAAAGTCCCGCCATTATAATTAATAATTATATTGTTCCATTTTTGTAATAATATATTTTCTAATTTGTAAACAATTATATTTTCTGCATCATACTCTTCTTCTTCTAATTCATTGTTACTTGAATCTACACCAGCTTTATTTTTATTTTTGTTTTTGTTTTTATTAGCAAGCGCATGCTCTTTAATTTTTTCTGCTTGATCCCTCAAGACCTTTTCGTCTTTTATATTAAATTCATTTTTCACATGTTTTAAACTTGCTTTTGGCATGGTAACAATCAACGTATTTGTTTCGGCTTTATAAAGAATATTTGGTTTATTCCCATAATTTAATACGGAAGTATAATGTTGGTAAGAAGGATTTGTATTAGGAGGGAACGAGTCTAAATATAACCAAAAAGAGATACCATATTGATAAGTAAAATTTTCGGACCCATTTAACTCTTCATATGTTGCAATAGATTGATTTGAATTAGTATTTATGGGGTCATTTATATATACTTTTCCACCTTGTAACAGTATTTTTTCTTTTAAATAAATGGAAACGAAATACAACACTATAAATAAAATAGTAAACAATATTATATAAACTGATTTAGGGTCTGTATTTTTATATTCTTGTGAAGCAAAATCCATTAAATCTGACACCATGCACGGAACATAAAAGATACTATTTTTTATTATATCTGCATATGCATTTTTTTTTACACTTTTAGAATTAGACCCGCTGCTATTATTACCTGCCGATTTATTCCCCATAATACGATATATTAATGTCAATACTAACAATAACAACATTCCATTTAATAAAATACTTATCAATGTGCTACCACTTGGGTTATCTGATAATTTTTGAATATTCATTCCAATCCAAGAAATGAATAACCCGACTGCAATAACTCCAAACAAAATAAGGAAAGATTGCTTAAACAGCGCCAAATTACTAATATATTGCAGCTTAGCACTATTATTATTTCCGTCAACTGAATATACATTAATAATTTGAATAGCGGCGTATATAAGGGTGATTAATAATGTGAATATAATCACAAATGCAGATACCCCTGGATTTGAAAATATTCCGTCTGGATAAATATACACTCCAAGAGCCAAGAGCAATATAAATAATACAAACAATATATTACTAGATAGTGCAAGTATTCCAGTAAAATTAGGCCCTACGCCTAATCCGCCTAGTCCGCCACCCTTTGCATTGGAATTAGAATTATGAGTCGGTTTTGCTTGCAATGTTAAAACAATAATCAAATACAATAAAGAAAAAACAGACATCAAAATAGTTAATAAGAGAGAATACCCAAAATATTTTGTAATGATGCCTCCTGGATTAACAGAGTAATAGATAATAAAAGTAGTAATCAAACAGAAAAACAATATTACCAATTTGATTTTTTCATATGTAATATTAAATTCAGATAAGTAATCACTTTTAAATCCACTATAAAATACAATCCCTGTTATTATCGCACTAATTGTTGTGATAATATATGGATAATTATTTAAAATATTACTTGGTACATATCTGAAAAATAAAATTAGTCCAATTGTATATAATACAACACCTAATACATTACTCATCTGACTCAACAATGTTTTTAATTCTTTTAAATTAGGTAATAAAAGTATTATTCCTCCTATTATTAATAAAATAAAAAAAATAGTAATAAAAATAGTAGCCGTGCTATTTTCTCTGGAAGCACTTCCGTGAATTGGTTTTGTTATATCTAACCCATGATTAAATAATACAATAAGGGTCATTAATATCAAAACAAAATATACAATACTGATAAAAAAAGATATTGCGGGGGTTCTTAATTTAGGTATTATGTTTTCATTATTAATATTTGTCGTTTTATCATCCATATATTATAGAAACATAAATAAATTAGAATTTTACATATTTTCCATGGCGGTTTTTTTGCCATGACAATCGCGACAAAGAGCTACTAAATTTTGTACATCATTCCCTCCTCCATATTCTAACCTGATTTTATGGTCCACCTCATACCAGGCATTTAATTTCATTCCACAGTCTGCACATTTCCAATCTTGTATAGAAGCTACATATTTCTTTTTAGTTTCGCTTACGGACCGTTTAGTAGCATTTTTTCCCGAATGTAACATGGTTTGTTCTCCTTTGTAAGAAGCTGGATTAATATCATTGAAAGATTCCATAAAACTTCTATCTTCATTAGAAGAGGTAAAATCAATAATAGGTGTTATTAAATCCATAGTAGATCTATCAATAGGCATATATTTTACCATATTATTCGCATACAAAAGCATATTTTTGCTTTGTACTGGATTTTTTTTTAATAATAAATAAATGCTTACTCCGATTACTCCGTAAAAGGCCATTTGATAATATTTTTTATAAGACAATAATATTTTTGTATATTTTCCATCATGATATGAGTTGTATATGACAAAAATAGTAATCAATAATATCCATAATTCTAATCTCATTTTGTATTGTATTATATATAATATAAATATATATAATGAAATTATAATAAAAAACTTATTCCATTGAACATTAAATATTACCCATTTTATTGTAGTGGATTACATTTTATTACAACCAGATTGTTTACTCATGGCCGCGGCCATGTCAGTATTCATAGGATTCATTTGACTGACCATTTTGATTTCTCTCATAATTCCTAAGGTGATTAAAATAATCATAATAAATGGTGCCAACACTAAAAACCACGAAATAGATTTATACCCTTTTCTGCAAAGGAATGCTAAAAAGTAGGTCCATATAAAAGTAATAATTAAATGACTAATAAGTAATGAAAAATGGACTCCACTAAACAAACTTATTATAATTGACAAAACAGCTAAAGTGAAATAAATTTTGGCAGGGGTGCAAAGTTTGCTAAACTCTTTCTCCATTATATAATAATTAATTATTTTTATTTATTTTATTTCT